TACCATAGGATATAAAAATGACAGATATTAATTTTGAAGATATAGTAGAAACTGACGAACCTGATCCACGGTTTAAGACAGTGACGATGATGCTACGCAATCAAAGAGATCGTAAATTAAAAGAAACAGATCATTGGGCATATCAAGATAGACCTACAATGACAGACGAGCAAATTGCATATCGTCAAGCACTACGGGATATTACAAAAACATATGATTCTATCAATGATGTTGTATGGCCAACACCTCCTGGTTGAGCATAAATATGTGTAGCAGACTAGGACACACATATGAGCAAGGCACTCGAACTTTCACAATTAGCTAATGATGTAACATACAACGAAGGCACAGACACACTTTCGTTTGGACAAGCCAATATTACAGTTGGTGCTGATGCACTATTAGCATACAATGATTTTAGTGGTGACATTACAGTTGCCAGTAACGGTGCAGTTACATTAGCCACAGTTAACAGTACTGTTGGAAGTTTTGGTAGCGGTAGTGCAATACCAGTTGTAACGGTAAACGCCAAAGGCTTGGTAACCGCAGTAAGCACACAAGCTGTAAATATTGTTAGCACCACAGACATTGCGGGCGATAGTGGAACAGACACTATCACACTTGGAACTGATACACTTACCTTTGCAGGTGGTACAGCTCTTACAAGTACAGTAACAAACAATCAAGTAAGCATAGCACTGGACAACACAGCGGTAACTGCTGGTAGTTATGGCGGGTCCACTGCAATACCAGTAATTACAATTGATGCACAAGGCAGAATCACAGCCGCAAGCACCAGTTCTATTAACACAGACCTAGTAAGTGATACAACCCCACAACTAGGCGGTACACTAGATGCCAATGGCAATGACATTGACATGGGTACAAATGTTATTACAGATACAAAAGTTGGACAGTGGGATACTGCTTATGGTTGGGGAGATCACGGATCAGCAGGCTACTTAACAAGTATTGCAGCTGACAGTATTAATGATACACACATAGACTTTGGCACTGGTACTAATCAAGTTAGTACAGCAGACATTCCAGAGCAAACAAATTTATACTTCACAGATGCTAGAGCAGATGCTCGCATTGCAGCAGCTGACACAGATTCACTAAGTGAAGGCAGTACAAATCTTTACTATACAGATGCAAGGGCAGATGCTAGAGCGCAACTTAAAATAGATGCACTAGTTGATAGTGCGCCGAATACACTGGACACGCTTAATGAACTAGCGGCGGCATTGGGAGATGACGCTAACTTTAGCACAACTATAACAAATAGCATTGCTACCAAATTGGCAACCGCAGACTTTACATCAACAGCAAACACTTGGATCGCAACCAAATCAACCAGTGATTTAAGTGAAGGTACTAATTTATACTACACAGACGCTAGAGCAGATGCACGTATAGCGGCTGCAGACACAGATGATCTAAGCGAAGGAAGTACTAATCTTTACTTTACGAACGCAAGAGCAGATGCACGTATTGCACTACAAGCTGGTGCGAATTTAGACCTAAGTTCTAAGACAACCAGCGACCTCGGCGAAGGCACTAATTTATACTACACAAACGCAAGAGTAGATGCACATCTAAATCAGTCAAACCCAACAGCAGGATATGTGCTAAGTTGGAATGGCAGTGACTATGCTTGGGTGGCAGACAGTGATACTGTGTACGCAAGTTTTAATACAGATTTCGATACAAGACTGGGTACTAAAACAACTGCCAACTTAACAGAAGGCACTAACTTATACTACACCAATGCTAGAGCAGATGCAAGAGTTAATGCGCAAACAGGTTCAAATTTAGATCTAAGTTCAAAAGACACAGATAACCTAAGCGAAGGAACTACAAATTTATATTATACAGACGCTAGGGTAAAAGCAAGCACATTAACCGGAGGTAGTTTGCGTGGTACTGTAAACAATGCCACAGTGCAGTATGCAACCAGCTACAGCGGAACACCTGCACAAGGTAGTTTCTTTTTTGATAGTCTCAATCAAAAACTAAAAGTTTATACTGGTAGTGCATTTGTTGACGCTGTTCCTGCTGGAAGCGGAGGCGGAGGTGGTAGTGCTACTGATGCAAATACTACTTTTAGAAAATACACTTATACTGTTACTAGTAGCACCAATACACTCACAGGTAAAGATGATATTGTGGTTACAGCAGGTAGTTTTATTACCGGATATCAATATCAAATTATATCAGTAGGAAATACAGACTTCACAGCTATTGGAGCAAGTGGTAATACTGTTGGTGTTACTTTTACTGCAACAGGCGCTGGCACAGGAACAGGCACAGCCGGACACGTACTTAACTATGTTACCAACGGAACAGAAAACGTTGAAGTATATGTTAACGGTGTTAAACAAGTAGAAGGTAGTAGTTATGATTATGTTGCTACCACAGGTAGTAGTGTTGCATTTATCAGTAACTTACAAAATGGCGATGTTGCAGACATACAGATTTACGAACTGTTAACCAACAGTGCTTACTATACTCAATCACAAACATACACACAAGCAGAAACCAACAGTCAAATTAGTACAGCAGTATCCGCATATCTACCTCTAGCAGGCGGCACAATGACTGGCAGACCAGTACTAAATTATCAAAACCCTGAAATAAGATTTGAAGATTCTGATACCAACAACAATGGTGAAATAACACTAGACAACACATCGTTGAGATTTGAAAGTGACCCGGACAATGCAGTAGCCGATTCTACTATAAAATTTTTAGTAGATGGAACTACTAGAGCTACAATCGATAGTAATGGTCGATTAGGTCTTAAAACATCTGCAAATTCTTCTTTTAATCAAGTTGGCGGCGCTGATTTATTTGTTCTCGGTAGTGGTGCTGGCGATCAAGGTATGACAATTTATACTGGCAATACTGGCACAGGTTCAATTCTATTTGCAGATGGTACAACAACAAGCAATCAATATGAAGGTTTTGTACAATATGATCATGCTAATAATGCTATGTTGTTTGGTACTAATCACGCAACACGCATGCGTATCGATATCAACGGCAACGTTGGTATTGGTACAGATACAAATTTGAGTAATAGTGAATGGCATCTAGGAAGTAGATTTTTAACAATAGATGGCACTGATGGAGATTCATACGGCGTTTTAACTTTGCGAGGCGACAGGGATAACACAGGTACAAGTAGAGCATTTCAAATTGGTGCTGGCGATGGAAACCTTTATCTTGCATATGATGATAACAATAATGATCACCGTGTGGTTGTATTTCCAGATGGTGATATATGCGTAGGACAAGGTGCAAGCGGCGCCAAAGGCGGAAACTATGGTGCTAATTTACATGTTAGAAGTACTGGTACAGGATCTAGTTTAAAACTTACTGATAGTACATCAGGGCATGAAGCATCCAGTGGATTTGAGCTTATTTCAACAGGATTAGCTGGTTATATATGGAATAGAGAAGCTGCTAAACTAAGTTTTGCTACCAGTAACTTTGAAAGAGCCTTAATAGATGCTAATGGTAAAGTGATATTAGGCGGAGCTGAAAGTACTATTGGTTCTAATAATGTTCTAACTGTTAGCAATAACGATAACAATGCTGCTTATCCTGCAATAGCATTACAGAATGATAGTACAGGAATGGGCAATGGTCAAGGCATGTGGTTAGGTATCATTGGCGCAGGCAGTGGTCTAGGAAGAGGCTATGTGTGGAACTATGAAAATAAACCAATTTGGATTGGACAAAACGGACTAACCAGAATCAATGTGTCTGATCAAAATGGAGCAATAGGATTTGGCAATATTAGTACTAACGAAGTTTCGCCTAGTGCATGGGGCACAGTGTTTGGAGCCAAAAGTCAGTGGGACACCAAAGGTGTAATTGCAGCCACTGATGGTACAATGCAGATAGGACATAACTGGTATTATGACGACAGTGCATACAAACGCATTGCCACAGGCAAAGCCAACAGACTAATTTTTCATGATGACTACATGAGTTTTGAAAGCACTGTTACAAGTGATAGTGCAGACACAAACATTACTTTTTCAGAAAATTTCAAATTTACAGATAGAGGCCAACTCACTATAAACACACCCAGCATTGGCGCAGGAAATACTGGCGCTGGTCTAAGTGTTCAGTCAGTATCCACTAATAGTGGTGCAATAACTGCACGTAGCCTATCACACAACAATGTTTTTGGTGTACTTCCGTGGAGTAGTGGCAGAACATATTTGAGTAGTGGTGGACACTACGAAGACAATGTCTGGAAAGCACAAAACACAGGCGGCTTTGCACTCATGTCCATCAGTGGCGAACATGGATTAGAATGGTGGGCAGGCGATGGTGCAGCAGACGATGCTTATAATACTTACGTTTCTAGTAAAAAACTAGTGACAAAATATGGATTGCCTGTAAACAATGAACAAAGCTACTGCACAGGTTGGGGATCAGGTGCAAGAACAGATCTAACCTCCACAAGCTGGGTAACAGTAAATGTCAACGGAACTAATAGTACAGGCAATAGATTGAGCGGTAGTGGTAATGTACTGGAATTTACAAAAATAGATAATGACAGTGATTTGATTGTTAGTGTACATTTTCCGTTTTATATGCCTAGTGCAGGCAGTGGCATAGGTATAAGACTAAGAATTGCGCCTCCAGGATCCAGTACATATGCAGTTGACCAATTGACAGATGGACCAGCGCATGGTTGGGGTGCTGGCGGATATGGCGGAGACACATCTGATATCTTAAACTATACTTGGAATACTGAAAACATTTTATCAAATACGGGTGTTGGTGTAGTCAAGATGTATTTTGAAATGAAGTGTTGGGCTGGTACAGATACAGCATATGTGAATATGTATCAAAGTTCTTACAACAAATATGGGTATATACATGTTAGAGAAGTTAGTAGATTACATGGGTAAGGAACAAATATGACATTACCAATTGAAATAACAATTACAGATGCACTTAAGGCACTGGGGCAAACAAATTTTGTTTGTAGCGGAGATCCAACTACTCAAACAGAATTTGAACAAATGTATGCTCCGGTTACTGGAGAAGATGAACATGGTAGTGCTGTTTTTGAAACAAATTCCAGCGAATGGAGTGTAACATGGACACAAGTAAAAGCAAAATATGATGAACTTGTCGCAGCTCATCCAATTTCGTTATTGCGTGAAGCTAGAGATAAAAAGTTAGCTGAGACAGATTGGATAGTAACTAAAAGTTTAGAATCTGGAGTAGCCGTTCCTAGTAATTGGCAGACTTATAGACAAGCACTTAGAGATATTACCGAAACTTATACAAGTTTAGATGATGTAATTTGGCCGGAGAAACCACAATGAGTAGAGCAAAAGAAATGAGAGAAATGCCATTAGGTATTGATGCACACACCACAGGCAACATCACAGTTACAGGTGATATTGACATCAGTAACGGACACTTAGTACACGGTACACAACACTTTGACGGAGGTGCTACTGGAGGAAACGGTGATCTAGCTTTTGTAGAAACTGACAACACAGTGAACAATAATTATACACTAAGTACTAATAGAAATGCAATGACAGTAGGACCTGTAACACTAGCAAGCGGTGCAACAGTTACTATACCAAGCGGACAAAGATGGGTAATACTATAAATGAGCAAGGTTAGAATATATGGTGATGTTAGTGGATATGTAGATATCGCTGTGCCAGACAACGCAGGTACAACCACATTAAATTTAGATAAAATACCACAAGCAGATATCAATGGCAATATTGCAATGGATACTAATACACTGTATGTTGACGCTGCAAACAATAGAGTTGGTGTTGGCACTGCTAGTCCAAATACTACATTAGATATTGTGTCGCCTAGTAGTGCTGAAGCAATAAACATCAGAGGTAGAAGTGCAGACGATATTGGTCAGTTAAAATTTTATGAAAACGATGGCACCACTAGCTTAGCCAGATTAGATTCTAGAACCACACATTTTGAAGTAGGCTCATATAACGAGCTTAGATTCTCAGCTGGTGGTGTTGGCAACTCACATATAGTAATTGATACCAGTGGCCGTGTTGGTATTGGTGCAACGACACCTAATTATGACTTACAAATTAGTCGTACTGCAACATCAGTTAGTGATGATCCTACGTTTGAAGTTAAGAATACCTGGTCTGGTCAAGGAAATAATATTGGCTTTAGGAACAAAGCGATTGGTCTATTTTCTGCTGGAAATGGGACAGTAATCACTAGAGTTCAGTCTCGTTATGATACTGGTGCAAATGTTGGAAGTATCGGAACTCAAACTTCTCATGATTTTTTATTAACGACTGGTGACACAGAACGTATGCGCATCGACTCGTCAGGCAACGTAGGT